ATACAATTATATTTTCATTTGTCATTTTAAATTAATGTTTATGTTAAAATATGTGAATAAGTAAAATGCAAGACTAGCAATGCCAAAATAAAATATCCATTTTAATACCCATCCTAGGGTTAAAACTTCTGGAGTAAACCTATATCCTATCAAGAATGAAAGCGTTGGTGTATTTTCAGCATCAAAAAATTGGTTAAATTCAGGAACTATACACTCTGCAAATCCCAATTCTTCATCTATATATTTATTTACCGGCACCAATTTTTCGATTACATTGTATCGTTGACCTTCTATGGGTAATGCTTTATCCATTTCATCTAAAGAAATTACAACGAAAACATCATAGAAAAAATTCCTTTTAAACCCAAATGTATTATACTTTGAATCAGGATTTTTCTCTTCCTTTTTTATCGTTCTTTTCCAGTCGAAATAATTAACAGCATCTACATATGCGAGATATAGATTACTTTTTTTAAAGTTTAGATTCATAATGCTAACTCTATGTATGCGTCTACAAGTTCGGGGTGTTCTTTTTTAATAACATCGGCCACATATTTTCTTGCCTTTGTTAAACGAGTCTTGACAGTATTTAGATTCCAATCCAATTCTTCTGCGATGATGTGGAGTTGTTTTTGGTTAACCTCCCTTTCATACAAGACTGTTCTATATGGTTCATCCATCTTTTCTATCGCCTTTAGAGATACATCATATAATGTTTGTACCAGGTTATCTCCTGATGGTCCGACAAATTCAATGTCCATATTGAATATCGGTGAACAATTAGCAAGTACCATCGATCTTTCCTCGGTTAATTTATCGTGTGATACGTTTTTCTTTTTGTGTCTTAATAAAGCCAATGCTTCATTTCTTGCGATTGCATAAGTCCAAGTTGAAAAATTAAAATCGTTATTGTATTGATCTATCTTTTCCCATAATGCAATGAATGTTTGTTCTAAAACTTCCTTGATTAGATCATTATCTTGGATAAATTTATATGTGAAGGTTCGTAATCCTGGTGTAAGTCTCTTGATTAATGCTGAGAACGTGATATTATTTTTGTTCTCAATATAGTCTAATGCAAGAGACTGTATTGATTTGCCTTTTTTGTACATAAAAAAATTTTTAATTTAAAGTTAATTTGTGAAACATAAAAATTGGATAGGAATTCATTTCCTATCCAAATACATTTAAAAACGAGAAGATTCTTATTCTACTATCTGCTCAACATATTGACCGACACTTGCTAGTAATTTTTCAACTTTTTCAAACGGAAAATTACCGATATAGTTGATTACCTGCTGAAGAGTGTTATGATCCATAGTTGGAACATTGATTGCTGCAAATAGGTTAGCGACTTCATTGTAAGGACGATCCTTAAGGGCTAACAAAACGGCCGATTTAAACGTAGGCAAAATTTTATACTGAGGAACATATGCAGCTGTTTCTACCTCTGGAGGCGTATCGGCAACAATATTTTCAACGGTTGTATTTTCAACAACGGGTTCTACAACTACTACATCTTTTGGAGCTGGTGTTTCTTTTTTCATCTTTTTTATTTTATTTAATTTTATATGAAGTTTTTTTTATAAAGTTTTAATGAATTCATCTTTTAGATAAATGTTTTCCCATGTTGACATATCTTTATCTAAAATTGTAGATATTGATACTATAACGCCGGTTTTTGTCCTATATTTTATAACATCAATATACCAACCGTCCTCATCTGTTGGTATAAATTGAACCGTTAAACCTGCAGATTTCTTTGTCAATGAAGACATGACATTAAGATCGGAATATTCTGAAATATTCCGTATCACTTTTTCTTTTTTAAACATAAATTAATCTATAAGATCTGTAAAATCCAACCATTCTTGCTGGACGGAGAGTAATGTTAGATATCCCATAAGATCTGCGATATCATTTTTTCTTAATTCTTTTGAATTTTTAACTCGCATGAGTTTGTCATCGAGACGTTGCATAATTCCTTCTTGGGAATTCATCTTAGAAAATATGTTCAATGGGACTAGCGCCGAATTTCCATAATTTCTGTTTTTCACAACCAATAGGTTCCCCAAGGAACCCAAAATTGTATTAACTTTTTCCTCAAATTCCATAAATTATTTTTTAAATAAATTTGTTATAACTGTAAATGTATAATTTGTTAGAAACCCAACAGCAAATAAAGGTACGACACCCCATGAATATGAGAATATCGAACCCAAAGCGAGTCCAAACAATGTGCATCTAATAAGATAGGCAAATATAATCAAAATAGTATCAAGTATTACAAAAAAAGGAGATTTTTTTATAATTTGTTCTCGTGAGTCATCTTGAGATTCGGGATTTTTAGTTGGTTCTAACGGTTCCTTACCAAAGAATTTTTTTGCTACACCATTCCTAAAATCATTAAGATGATTCTCGAGTAATCTATTATCTATCATTTTATTTTATTTTTAATGTCTACTTTAATCTGTCCCTTTGTTACAGGTTTCTTTTCTGCTGGTTTGTCGTCAGCTTTCTTAAATGGAGGAGTTTTATCCGTCTTGGAAGGTTTGACATCATCTTTATCTTCCTTGTCGTCCTTATCTTTTTCATCACCTTCTTCCTTATCGTCTTCATCCTTATCTTTTTCATCAGGATTATTCTTCTTAGCGAATGAGTTAAGATTTCCTGCAACGATGGTTTTTTCTTTTTCTTCTCCCTTTTTCTCTCCATCTTCACCGGTTGCTGATGGAGTTTTACTATTACCGAACATACCCGGTTTAAAGTCCTTTGCGCCTTCAACAGCGATTCCAGGTTCAAATTTAGATGTGCCAACTTTCATTTCAATTTTAACCTCTACCTTTGCTTTATTATATTCGGCTTTTAACCAGTCATACGCCTTTTTATTTTCAGGAGGAATGATTAAACCTTGGGTTGGATCCTTTACGGCACCACCTTCCTCAGCTGCTTCATTCAATCTTTCTAAATAATCTTTAATATTATATGTTCCTATTTTCATATGGTTTTCTTTTATTTATATATCTGTGATTAAATTTTATGTTTTCCCTAAACTATCGGTTCCTCGGGTGTAGTTTCCTCTGTTGGTGGTTCCTCAGTTTCAGGAGGTGGTTCTTCACCTCCAAAATTCTCGGGACCGCCTCCGCCAAAGTCAGATCCTCCGCCAAAGTCAGATCCTCCGCCAAAGTCAGATCCTCCGCCAAAGTCTCCACCACCTGCACCTGCTCCACCGGCACCACCATTTTGTGCCTCTAACCTTCTTGCAACTGCTTGTAATCTTGCAATTTCCTTTCTTCTTTCAGTCTTATATTTCACATTCAATTTTACATCATCCTCTGTGAAATCCATATATTTCTCAACCAAAAATTTAGGATCAAAATATGATACCGGTGTGATGGCTCCTGTTGCATCTACATAATCTTCCTTTACACCCATCAAAGCGGTGACTGTATCGGCTCCTTTCTTAGCAATCTCACGTTTCTTTGCCGTTGTAAATAAATTTTCCTCTATAAACTCAAGACCTATTGAACCTTTAAGCGTTTGGTCACCTACAAAATTCGGATGTTTAAGACAAAACTGTATCCATGTAGGTTTCAACAATATTTCCTGAAATATCGAACGAATACGATTTATAAAATATGAAAATCTCATTTCCTCTCTTAAAATAGATTCTCCTCCAGCTCCCCATGCGGAATCAGTCTTACCTTCAGCTCCACCAGAAAATCTATTAGATGGAACCTTTGTTTCAAGCATGAATCTATTATAGAAATACTGTAACGACTTCGTATCAGAAAGATCGTAACCTTTATTTTCTATAGTAGATATCTTTGTAGTTTCGCCACCTTTTGTTGGAGTTATATATGTCTTAAAAAATGAAAAGTTTGGTTGACCGTTAAAAGATAATTCGGCACTATTTTCATCTATAGTAACATCTTCCTTATACATAGCTCTCAATTGTGATAACCTAGTGCGAGATTTTGCTTCCGATTGGGTTCCAATCGGAACTTCTATCTGTACCCTCTGTTGAGCATTTATAACGTTCCATATAATACGGCTATTTTCCATAGTCCTTAACATATTGAATGAACGTACCAACCTTTCTACATATGAAAGTCTAGATATGAAATTTCCTCTCGCCCAAGATATGTATATTAAGTTACCATCTAACATGACGCGTTCCTTCTTTGCGTCACCTCTAAACTGTATCCATACACGATATTCGCGTTCCTGTTCGTCTACACGAATTTCAGGTTCAAGCGTTGTTGCATCTATTTCCTTAAAACCAATTATACTTTTGGCATCATCAGAACCTTCGCCATCATATATTATTTCAAATGACAGGAAGCCATCAATCAATAATTTTTTGACATAATGCCATGCATCGTGACCATTGTTGAAACCGAATTTATAATAAACTGATTTAAACGATTCATTTAAATCATCTACTATTTCCTTGGCCTTTTCTGCCTTTAATAAGGATTTTAAATTTTGAGTATTTGGATATGCAAAGAAATTATTCTCATCATATATGACAGTTTCATCTGATATAATCTCAACTATCTGTTCAATCTCAACATTTAATGAAAATCTTCTAAGAAATTCTCGTCTTGTTGCATATTGTCTATCAAAGAACGCTATGAATTCATTCTTATTAAGTTCGTGACCTTGAGCATTTTGTAATCCGTACATCGGACTGTAAAGATTATCATCCTCTACCTCGTTAACACCTATCGATTTTGATTGTTTTATCGCAGACTCATCAAAGTTTGTGCCAAATACCGAAAAGTATCTGATATTTCGTTGTATGTTATCCATCAACGAATATGATTTTTTATTGTCTATGCTTTTTAGCAAAAATCCTGCCATGAATTTGTATTTTTAGTATTTATCTAGTTATATTTTAAACTGTTTTCCAGTATAGAGTATTCACCTGATTTATCCCCATCTTTCTGAATGCCTCCTTAGGATTCAGAAATGGAATGTATTTCCATTCATTATATTCTAACATTCTCAACTTCTCAATATTTTCATAGCGATATCTTCTATAACCGTAATTGAAATTTGCCTTGTTGTTTGAACTGAAAGTTCTTATCATAGTTTGACCGTTTCCAGTCTTTACAAAATTGATAAATGCCTTGTTTATAACAAGCTCATTATTTTCAACTCTTTCCGTAATGTCTGAAAAGAATCCTTTGTAATATTTATAGTAAGATTCAAGAAATTTAAGACGTATTGTACCAGGAAGAGCATTTAGATTTATCCCAGAAAAAGCACCATTAAATGTATTTACACAAAACACAAGCGGCACGAAATCTACAAATTTATTATCAGCTCCATTGATAACAATATTTATTGTTTCATCAACCTTTGCAAAATATTTAAATGTATAGATTAGACCAGGTATTGGAAGATTTCCCGTATATCTATCAATAATTTGTTCCTGGTTTGTATCATCTATCTCAACAGATTCCAGTTCCTTATTAAAATCGTTCTTGATATATTTAACATAGATATTGTCATATGCAACATCTTCTATATCTTTTTCGTATGATGATAATTTAAATTGTTCAAATGGTGATAACATATCATCTTATTTATTTTAAATCAAATTGCCCGCCCAATATACCCAAGCGTTGTAATTCTATTTCAGTAAATACATAAAATTTACATCCTGTTTTTTGAGCATATAGGTTCATACTTGCCCATTTTGATTCATTGACAAGGTAACTTTTAGCTTTTATGTTAAATGATCTGACTTCTTTCAGTGTTGCGTTATCCTTTGGTGGAAAAGGTTTTTTTAATTCATTTGATGGTTTAATTTCAATGAACCATTTTTCGACAACATTATCACCTTTATCTATAGTTAAATAGAAATCTGTATGATAATTTTTTCTTGTCCAATTGACAGGATTGTTTGGATTCAACCCATTCTTCTGGCATTCATCTAATTTATCAACTCTACTCATATATGGAACCGATATCGGTTCTGAACTCCATCTCAATATTGATGGAGACATATCACACCAACTACAAAAACTAAATTCCCAGGAAGATCTGTATATTATTGTGTTTATATCACCTATATATTTTTCAGGATGTTTTACTTTATAATAACCTTGGTGTGTCCTAGAATTTCCCCCAGAAGCCTTTGTTCCGGACATATTGGGTTTGTGCCATGCATGATATGAGGAAGAGGTTTTCATTAAATTGAATAAATTCTATGACGGCTTATTGAAACTTGTTTTGATATAGGAATTTTATGGCTGATGCCCCATGATTTTGACATACCGTTTTTGATGATCTGTGTGAAATATGCAAATGCATTTTGAGATTTTTCAGGATCGTAACCTCTCCAATACTGATAACAGTTCATGATAGCGACGGCGATACAGTCCTCTCTATCCTGTTCATAGAAATAGATAAAATTACCAGCAAACTTATTAGACATCAATATCATCATATCTATAGCAGTTCTTGTTAACTCACCATTTTCCTTTGATTTGATGATCTCCGCACGCAGATCTGCGTTCTTTACAAAGTGTACTCCAGCCATAGTAAATATATTTTATTCTTTATATGTAATTTTTTTACAATAGTTTTAATATCGGCGCATCAATAATGAGCATCTCTATGCCATTCAATTTTAAATTCTAATACAGGATTATTATTTAAACGTGTTTCATCCATTACCGATAGTTCTCCAATATTTATATGAAGTTTACCACCTAGATATTTTAGATCAATCTCAGAATCTTCTATATCATTCTCCAAACACCAAAAATTATTTCCAACGGATTCTGGACAGCCCTTTAATGTTTTTAATAAATTTTTAACTACTTCAAAATTTCCGCCAACTATTTTTGGGGAAAATTCTAATGAGCTCAACATATTTTCTGTAGAATAAAAATCTTTTTCAACTTCTATGGGGCTCCCTCTTAAAGATTTTAATTGGTTTAAAGAACAATTAAAAGTGCCATATATTTTTCCAAATTGTATAAAATCAGGGAATTTAGTTAAATATTTCCTAATAATTTCTACATCTCCTTTTATATCTATGGTATAATCATCATTAATTGTATAGTTTTGTACTTCATATTTTTCCAACCAATCCTTTATTAATTGTATTCTTCCAATACCCAACCCATTTATTTTATTATCACCTTTAGTAAAAGATTCGATTAAATGTTCAACATGTGTGTTTCCATGATCTGATGATAAATAATTCCATTTATATTTCTTGTCTGCTTTGAATCTTGATATTTCAGATGATGGAATGTGATTGCCAAAACATCTAAATGTATCTTCTACATATAATGGAGCAAATTTTAAATCAACAAGATCATTATTCTGACAATCAAAATCTTCTTCAATATAGGAAGGACACCCTCTTAAAGAACGTAATCCTGTCTGTTCTATCCAAAAACTTCCCAATATATTTCTAAATTGTATAAATTCTGGTAAATATTTTAAATTTTTATGACCTAGCATAACTGTGCTGTTACAATCTATCGATAAATCATCATTTATATTATAACCGGATATTTCATACCGTTCTAACCATTCCTTTATCTTAGTTATCTTTCCTATCCCCAAACCTGACAATTTGTCAGGGGTATCTCTCGTGAATGTTTCATTAACATATTTTTTTGTCATAATTTAGAAATACGTTTCCATTTTACAAGATATTTTTTCAAATACTCATATGCGGTTATCCACCCATTTTCATCTTCAAATTTGGCCGTTATAAAAGGCGAAAGTTTTCCTGCATATATTGTGTATCCCCTTATAACCGTACCATATGTTTTATGACCAAGCGTATTAATTTTACAATATATCGTAAATGGTTTTAATAATTCATAATCAAGGAAAGATAAAACATTATGTGTATATTGAATATCCTTCGTTATATTGATCAATCCTAAACTTTGAAATAACTTAACAATATCCTTCATATTATCTGGAATATTTGCATTTTCGTCATAATTTTCCAAAGCCATATCGGTAAGAGCCTTGTTACTTTCTATAGCACCTACCAATATTCCATCTATAGCATCTTTAAATTTAATTTTTATGTAAGATGGAAATATAGTTGGATCTTTTTTCATATAATGGCCTTGATAATAATATCTTGTTGGTGTTAATGATAATGCATTATCTACAGTGATGGAGTTATCTGAATTTAAATGATATTTTGCATTGTTAAAAAACGTGGGATTATCTTCTATCCATTTTTTTACTATATGAATTTTTCCAATATCTATTCCTGATAATTTATCTTCACTATCGCGTGTGAAAACCTCATTCAAATATTCTTTTACTAATTTCATCTTAATATTGTTTTAATCTAAAAATGGCTTTAAATCACCAATAAAGATATTTAAAGCCATTTATGATATTTATTTTTGATTAAACACTTAAAGTTCTCAATAAAGATCTCGGATAGTATGTAACTGGTTCATCATTTGATGTAAATACACGTACTTCATCATCATCGCCAACAGCATGTGTATAGTCTATTATGTTGATCATTACATTTTTAATTGCTTCACTATTCTTTGGATCTATGACAACTCCCTCTACATAATTATCAGGATTCGCAAATTCATTAACATCCTCGAGTATACGAATATTTGTTTTTTCAAATACAAAATTTTTGCCTTCTACAAGGATAGGTACATGTTGATTATCATTCGCATCATTCCAAGAATTGTAATTTACATAGCATCCAGAAATTTTAATTGGTGTGTTACCTTGGTATATACCACATCTAACTTGTTGTTCGCAAAGATTTTTTAATGTAACCTTATCAAATTTATAAGGTAATTTCATAGAATCCGCTTTTGGATGTTTCAATTTAACATCTTTCGGTGTTACTAAAAATGTAGAGCCTTGAACTTGGACAATTAATTTTCCTTGTGTTTCTCCAGTTATATACCCGCGATTTCCATCATATATTACCTCATCACCTACCGTGATAGATTCATTTAAAATTATAGGTGAAAATGAATTTATAACTTCAGAAATATCTTCATTTTCAAATATTTTGCTTTCATTTATTAAATATGAGTTTAAAGCTTCCTTGATGATCGCCTTATTCTTTGCATTCATTTCCATATTATTTAGTTTTCTTTTTTACTAGAAACACCTTTTTCTTAGGTTTGGCCAAAGGTTTTTTGTTAAGTTTGTCTTCTTCGGCCCATTTTTGAGTTTTTGTATTGTCAAATGAAGTTTGTTTTAAAGGTTCTTCAGTATTTTTAACTTCCGGTGTCTCCAAACTTTCTTCTGTTTTCTTTTTCTTTTTGTTCTTATTCTCTACTTTGTCATCAGGATTTTCTTCATCAAAATTAAGGTCGGTTTCTGGTGTTTCCTCTACATTTTGATCTGATCCATCCTCCGCGTCAAAATCCAAGCCGCCGGTAGACGCACCTTCTTCTCCTTCTTTATTTTCTACATCATCATCCTCTAGGGTTGTTTTTGCCTCAGCTTCATCTGCATCTGCCTCAGCTTCATCAGCTCCAAGATCAACAGAATCGTTTTTGTCAGAAGGTTCATCACTCAATATTTCTGATTCCTTAGAATCAAATGTTATCGCAGAAGCGGCGTTTTGGTCCATATTTTCTTGACCTGGTGTTACACCAAATTGATCAACTACGTCAGTGCCTGGAATCGTTTCGGCTCCTCTTGCTGCAGTTCCTGCACCTTGATTTGTAGGTACAACCACAGTGTGTGAATCGCCAGATACATCGTCCTGTACAGTTATTGTTAAATTTTCATTCACAGTTGTGAAGGCTTCAATTTCATTAAGATAATCCTTGTAACTATTACGTACCTCATCAAGTTCGTCATTTAAAGTTTCTAATATTGTAGAACTCATTTCTGCATCAAAACCTGCGTTTTTAAATTCTTCAATTTTAGTTTCAAGAAGACTCATATATTCGTTATATTCAACCTTTGTCTCATTTATTTCAGCAAGGATACGATCCTGGTTAGGAAGAATATCTGTAAATGATTTTGATACATCAAATCTTAAATGTTCCATCATCAATTTATTTGCTTGAATAGGATTGATGTTACGATAAAATGTTGCCTTATTGTTTACATTATCAAATGTTGTTATGGAAATATTATCCCTTAATTTAAATACATGAGCGCCGTAGTTTTCATTTTCCTTAAGTGATATGATCTTTGCAAAATCAAGTTCAGCAATATTATCAAAGTTAGTGTTTAAGGTTTCTACTAATGTGTATAAATCTCCCTTGCCAGTCCAATTTGAAATTGATTTTGATTCATTCAACTGTTTCTTTGTCATAAACTGACCATTGATGGTTATTCCTGATTCATTTATAACAACAGTGTCAGATCCTTTATATACTTTTATTTCATTTAAACCAAATACAACGTTTGAAAGGTTGATTGATTCACATAAATTTCTAAATTTAGGATCAAGTTTTATTGTATCGGAAGTTTTTATCTTATTTATTGTGTTACCTTTCTTAATATAATACATACCTCCAACATTAAACACTGTCTCATTTTCACCTAAATAAATTATAGGAGAAAATACCTTTTTAATATCTGATGCGGTGTTCGCATATTCAAGTTGTAGTGATGTTGCATCTTCCTGTAAGCAATTTATCAAAGATAGAACATAAGGATCATAGCTGAATTTGATAAGGGTCTCCTTCAACATATGTTTTGTCTGTTCTGTCTTATTGTTAAGATAGTTTGCAACTGCGTCTTCGATGAGAGGAATAAGATAATTGCTACGTGTAACTTTCATAGATTCTAAAATCTTTGAAATTTCAACATCATTTTTATATTTTTTTACATTCTCATTGATTTCGGTAAGTTTCTTTTCTACAGCAGGGATATATTTAAGTGGAGTTAGCACGCTATCAAAACTTTCATATAATAAAACCTCTGGAATATTTTCTGTTTGTGATTTATAATCTACGATTATTGTGTTAAGAGTGCTATTATATTTACATTCTCCTTCAAGAAGGCTTTTAATCGTACTCTTTACACCAAGATTTTTCACAAAGTAATTTCTTTTTTGGTTTGACAACCATTCATTAACAACCTTTGTGTTTATTTTTTCTAATTTTTTAAATAAGTTGTCGATTGTCACCCGTTCTATTTCATCCTTTGCATCTTTAGAAACATTGATATACATCATTGATGTAAGCGATGTTAATGCTGATTCACATAAAGATTTGACTGTTGAATCATTGCAAGATGTTTTTAGATCGTTAATCTTTGTTATCATAGTTGTTAATTTTTTTAATAGTTTATTTTATATATCTGATAAATTTTATTCAAGGCTTCCAAAATCATCTCATTATACCATCTTTTGCTCTACCTAGTTTTCTAAATTTTAAGTATTCTTCTTTAGGTACTTCTGTTTGTCTAACATCAAAAGCTCCATGAATCTCATTAGGAGCATATTCTAGTGATTTTATTGGATTATACTGAACATTACAATCTCCAAGTACTATTCTAGGAAATCCCTTTAAAGATGTCATCCCATTATATCTACTATAAAAATTACCATTTATTTCATTGAATTGTATATAATATGGAAGATTTCCGTCAGCGTGTTTATCTATATTTACTGTTTGGTTTACATCTATTGAAAAATCGTCATTAATTTCATAATTTATAATACCTTGTCCATCAAGCCAATTTTTAATTTGAACTATTTTTCCTACACCTAGATTTCCTAATTTATCACCATCTCTAGAGAAACCTATGTTTAATTTTTCATTGATAAGTTTCATACAAGTTTAACATTTGTTATTTTTGCAAAAACATCCTTATTCACAGCATTTTCGACATAAATATCTATGGTTTTATAGTTCATATTTCCTGGATAGATCAAAGATGGGTCATTTACAGTTACCGGATTTATTTTATCAAGACCGTAATTAACAATGTTAAATGTTAAAGTTCCTTCAGGCGTTATTTTAACCTTATTTAACATATCTCTCATCTCTAAATTTGCGTCAATTGTAGCATTTTCAGAATCACATATAAAGTATCCACTATCTATGACGGTGAATGATGATGATGTTATCTGTTTCGTTATTAGATCCGGGATGATCGTTACAATCGGTTCTCTATGAATCTTTACAGTTGGTGTTTCCTCCCATAAAATGATAGGTTCCTTGAAATCATTGATATATGATGGAACATTCCAAATATAGAATTCTTGGTTTGTGACACCTAATTCTATCACATTTCTGGTTGTATCTCCGGTAAGTGTCCAAAATAAATTTACCTTATTTATATATGCACCTTCATTTTTAGTGTTCCATTCTATCATCACACTTGTATTTCTTGCTATCATTGA